TATACAATGTTAAAGAAACGTTAAACGAATACTTTAAACTCAAACTACAATACGAAACACAGATTATGGCAAATAAAAAGAAGATAATGAACAACTCGACATTAAGTAACAGAGAGAAACGATCAGAATTTCTTAAACTTAAGCCCAAATGTATAAATTGTAAACGACCTGGTGGGACTAGATTTAAAACCACATTTTTTAAAGAAACGGACAAGGACGAATCGTGTAGACAGTATAAGGCTACTTGTGGTGTAATTGCGGACCCGTGTAATTTAGATATTACAGTTCAAATTGGTAAGGTAGATTTGCTACCAAATCTGTTAAATAATATACAGGACGAAATCAACGAGCACAAAAACACCGTAATAAACGACAAAAATAAATTGTTATTTGGATGTATTACTACTGAAGATGCGTTGTCTAGGTTCGAGACATTAAAGGACGACATTTCTTTTTACACGTCTTTTTATGAGATATATCTTGAAACTTACAATGCCATTGTCGACAATGATGATACAAAGACTGAATTGAATAGTGCCATGTCGGATTACTATATTCAGATTGATAAAATAAAGGATTGTATTAAGAAAATGAATGAAACGGGGAATATTCAATATGCTCACGATGCGGTTGTTATACAAACAACGATATTAACACCGCTTATGGACAAACTAAGAGGATTAAAATACAATGAAACTATGGTGTTGCGAAATGAAGAGGCGAATACATGTAACTTGATTCAAACCATATACAGTATTCAAAAATTGTCGTATTCTAGCTTCACCGACAAGGTCGTGTCATATAATGTTGGAACCGAGGTTATCTTCAAGAAAAAACCCACTGTTATTGCGAGCGAATCAGAAGAGGAATACACTATGGAAGACGAGCCAAATTTAATTAAAAAGCCAGCTAGAAGTGTTGCCGCTCAAGACAACACGGCGTAAACACAAGAATAATGAGTCGCGGCCACCCACAAAACTTAAATTTTGTATCCGAATATATTATAGCATGCTGTTACAATATATTTCCATCCCGGCATTTATTATTAGTTTTGCCGTTGGTCTTTTTTTTGTGTACATTTTGGGACCCGAAATGAAGACAATTTATATTTACCCTAGCCCGGAAACTGTAGGAAAGGTCATGGTTAGGGATAAGGCCGACAATTGTTTTTATTATGAGGAACAACAAGTAGAGTGTCCGACCGATGAATCGCTTATATCCACTATCCCAATACAGGCTCAATAAAATATAACATTCTTAGACATTTGTACTCTTGGAAGATTTAGTATAAGTATTTCATACAATTTATATGTTTTGAAAAAAGAATTTAACACGGTAATATAACAATAGAAATGCATCTAGGTAAATTTGTTCATACTGAAACTGGTAAAGTTATAATGTCTATTCTATTAGGTTTTGGACTCGCCTCTTTATTTAGAACTATTTGTAAGAATAAAGACTGTCTAAATTTTCACGCTCCGCATTTAGAAGAAATTAAGGATAAAATCTACAAAAATGGCGATAAGTGTGTAAAATATTCATATGTAGCAACAAAATGTGACCCGTCTGCGAAAATAATCGATTTCGAGTAAGGTTTGCGTAATTATTATAATCAATCATTCTTTATACTAATTATGAGCGATTCAACAAGTATCTTAGACTTACCAACAGATCCGGTGGGAGGCGGAAATGTTAGTAATAATATTTCCATGTCTGCGACTGAAAATGTAGTGGTTTCACAAAAACAACAGGCAAATCAGGCAAATGGTACCTTGGACGAGGCGACTATTAGTCAAATAGTTAGCGGACTTCAAAACGCTAGCCGCAATGGTGCGACTCAATTGCCATCACGAGATATTTCAATGTCTACAATCGGCATCAGTAATGATCCCCATGTTCAGCCGAATTATGTCCCTCCCCCACAGGACAATACCGATTATATTAGGAATTATGAGCAAACATCGGACATGATAAATGACTACAATAAAAATACGCAGGATAACAATTCATTAGACGATATGTATAATGAAATACAGGTACCATTGTTACTCGCCGTCATGTACTTTTTATTTCAGTTGCCATTTTTTAGAAAAATTTTATTCGGTTATTTTCCTATCTTGTTTTCGACTGACGGAAATATGAACATAAACGGATTTCTTTTCACAAGCGCCCTGTTTGGTCTGATATATTACATGATCAACAAAATAACGAATCGCTTCGGAGTTTTTTAGCGAAGTAAATATGTAAAAAACCCACTTAAAAATACGCAGATAAAGTCATATAACACAATCAAATATGAGTTTAATCAATACATTAGCATCTACATACGAAAACATAAGCAGAATGACTCTGTATAATAGTTTTAAAACTGGCAATCCAACATATGATGCTGTTATATCGACTATTATGATTGGCATATATGGTTATATATTAAATTATGTAGCTAGATATGACGTTATGGAGATTTTATCAAATGTCAACTTTGAAACCTTCAAAAGTAGTCTTTTTCAGAAAAATTGTGTTGTTATTGAAGGGAAAAAATGTTCCACCACGTGCTCATACAATTTGACACCAAATATTTCTGCCATATATAGCACCAGGTTCAAGGCGATTTCCAACCATATTATTTCTAATATCGATAAATTCGCTCCTATTTACCAGATTAAAGAAACATATAGCACCTATCAGACAACGTCTAACGAGGAAGAGAGAAGAAAAACCCACGAGATATTCATGGTTGATCAAAGAAAATCGTTTAAATTAGAGGACAATATTTATGCGCGCGTAGAAACGGAACAAGAAGCATCCGGCGACGAGAGGGACAAATCAAATACAAAAACCGTAAAAATGACATATGAGATATACTCATATGTACATTCGATTAGTTATCTAAAAACATATATTGATAATATTACTGAAAAATACGTGTCATCTGTTCGGGAAATTCGAAGTAATAAACGGTTTATATACAATTTAGATTGTGTCATGCCAAAACCAGATGAAGGATTGACCAGTTGTTGGCGGGAAGATGTGTTTGAAAGTGCACGGACATTTCAAAACATGTTTTTCGATGGAAAGCAACAACTCGTGGCGCATATTGACCATTTTTTAAACAATCGAGAATGGTATTATGAAAAAGGAATACCATACTCGTTGGGGATTGGGCTGCACGGCCCACCTGGAACAGGGAAAACATCCTTTATTAAATCCCTCGCAAAATATACAAACCGTCACCTTGTCGTCATCCCACTTAAAATTATAAAGACCAAAAAACAACTGGAAGGTTTCTTTTTTGAAAACACGTATTCTAGTTATAATGAAAAGGGCTCCGTGTCATTCGACAAGAAAATTATCGTTTTTGAAGATATTGATTGTATAGGTGACGTTGTATTGGAACGAAGTAGTAAAAACAAATCGCGCGCAAAAGCGAAGGATAAATCGGAAAATATTGTAATAGGCGACATCGCCAAGCGTGGTCGGGATTCATCTGAAGTAACAACCGTACAACTAGTCGCGCCGGCTACAGAGCCGCCAATCACACTTGACGATATTCTTAATTTATGGGACGGAATAAGAGAGACTCCAGGTAGAATATTGATAATTTCTTCGAACCACTATCGTAAGCTCGACGCGGCATTGACTCGTCCTGGAAGAATCGATATAACACACGAACTAAAAAACGCAAGCCATTCAACAATGTCTGAAATGTATCAGAATCTATTTAATAGCCCCATTAATAAGGCTAGCCTGAAGAAGATTCGCGAGTATTTATATTCACCGGCTGAAATAATAAATATCTATGTTCAAAATAGAAACGAACACGATTTTATGAAGCGATTGATGAAAAATAAAAAAAGCGCATAAAAATTTCATTATGCTACTGTCCATTTTACAATAAATTTCGTTTTATTGTAAAATAGTAAATAACGCCATACACTAGTTTGAATGATTCAAGATTTCGTTACAAAATTAATCGATAATTTACCAGAGGAGATAACAAAAACGAAGGAGCCGATTGTAATAGACCTCATCTTGGATGGCGGCGCATTTAATGGTAGTTATTTAGTTGGCGCACTATACTTTTTAAAGGAAATGGAAAGGCGCAAATATATTAGAATAGATCGCATATCTGGATGCAGTATCGGCGCAATTGTGGGGTTCTTATATTATATTGATGGACTTCATCTTATGACAAAATTATACGAAATACTTGCGGCGGACTTTAGAAAATCATACAAGCTGCGACTGGTTAAACAGCTTAAGCGGCATTTAGGTGGTAGTATTCCGTCCGATATTTGTCAAAAAATAAACGGTAAATTATTTATTACGTATCACAACATCAAAAGAGGCACGAAGCCGGTAAAGTGTAAATATACAGACATAGACGACATTTTAAATACAATAATAAAGTCGTCTTACATTCCATTTTTAATAGACGGTAATGTTCTGTACAAAAACAAATATATAGACGGAATGAACCCCTTTATTTTCGCAAATGAACCAAATAAGAAGATTCTTTACATGGACCTATTTGGTTATGACAAGATAAGCAATCTTATCAACGTGAAAAACGAGAAATCGAATTATCACCGAATTCTGTCCGGGCTGTTAGACATTCATTCGTTTTATATAAAACAATCCAATACCCAAATGTGTAGCTATGTTAACGATTGGAATATTTTCAATAGCGGGGGCAATTATATAAAGGTTCTAATAGAGAAGTTGTTGTTATATATTGTTTATGCGATAGTTTTGATAAATAAGAAGATACCCCGAGAGGTCAAAGACAGTATCATTTACAAGAGTTTAGCAAAAATATTATACGACGTTTTTTTAATCGTATTGGAAAACCGTTGTTTATAAGTTAGAATGATTAAGCATTAATATTCTTCTATAAAAATGGACAATATCGATATAACTAGTTCTGAATTCACAATTAACGACATTTCCAACGATATTATCGGTGGAGGTGACGATTTCTCAGTAGACTCCCTATATATTTATATAGGAATTTTGGTTTTCGCTCTATTGGCCATTGTATTCTTATATAAAATGTATAATAGACATCGGCGAGTCACATTTCAAGATAAGCTAGATGACTGTTACGGCGATGTTTGTCGTCCGTAATTTAACTGGAGCGTCTTGTTTTGCCACCATAAATAGCTAGTTGCTTCTTCCTCTTAATTGTTTTGGCTGTTTTAGCTGTTTTGGCTGTTCTAGCTGTTTTGGCCTTTTTTGCCTTCTTTTTTGCTGGTTTATTATCATCTGATTTTTTCTGTTTAAAATCATCTGGTTTATAATTTAAAAACCACTCTTCTAACAATCCCTTATCGTTTTTCTCCTTTAATTCCTTATATTTTGCTGCCTTATCGGCGCGCATTTCTTCAACGGATTCTTGGTGTCCATAGCAGGTAATACTGAATCTAGTAAGCAGACCCTTTTGCTCCAATCTATTCTTTTGCTGCACATCAAAGAGAAAACTTGACATACATAATATTCTGTCTAAGAAATGGTTATAGTAAGCGCGATCCGCATATAAAAATGCCAAATAGAAACTTAACATGGTGTCGATTGTTGCTATTTTGACCTTTTGTCCAGATATGGTAATAACATTATAACTATGGCACGCAATCGGTTTGTATATCATTGCGACTGTATCTTTTCCAACGCAAATTTCATAATGTACAGGGATTACTTCTCCAACCGGCTCCCTTTTGTTGATTTTAACATTTTTGACGCCAATATCCTTTAAACGTTCCTTCACAATTTCGGCGGTTGTTTCAGGGTCATTGGATAAAACATCGAAATCCGCAATCTTTTCTAATTTCTGTTTAACATTACCAGGCATGTAGCGCGAATATAGAGACATGGCGTAGCCGCCAAAAAACACGACCCCCTGATTTACAAACGCGTTTCTTACTGTATCATAAATAAGGTCTTCATCTGTTCTATCTTCCATTTCTCGTTGAAAATCAACCATGTTACAATTTAAATCTGTAATTGGATAATGTTTATTTAATAGCGACAGACGCTTCATAACCTTTTCCCACCTACTCGTATCTCCTGCGGGGCGCGAGAGCTCTAAATACATTGACATTCTTAAATAGTTTGGCGGTGTGTATAAAATTCCGCCTACGCGAATCGCGTCCTTTTTCAACGCATTATAAATACCCTTGGGTAACATGGTTATATCAGCAACTGGAATATAATTAACGAACACTTTATATGTTCCGTGATGCTGACCCGCCTTTGCCTCTACATCTGTAAACCCCTGTTTATAATAAACATCTGCCAACTCTTTCGCATCGGCCAACGCATTCACCGCGAAAAAGTCATAATCAGGAATCTCTACTTCCTTGTTATAGAATTGATCATCCGAAGGTAATATATTATTAATTGCCGTCCCTCCATAACAAATTAGGGCCTTTCGCTTAATAAAATCTTCGACAATCTTAATAATTCTTTTAATATCGTCTGATTGAATAACGCGCCTAGCCATTTTTTCTTCCGCTTTATCAACTGCCATACGAAGAATCGCTAATTCACAATCTTCGAATTTTAATCCTTTACAGGTCTTTTTTGTTGTCATCCCGTGATCTTATATACTAAATAGATTTAAATCTTCAATGGGCAATTAGTAATTTATAATTTTAAATTTTTTTATAGTGGGGGTGAACCCTTCTTAAGATTTAAAACTATAATAGTCTGTTGATGTTGTCCGCGTAGCATATGAATACGCGGGGTTTTGTGGGGTTGGTGCCGGAATAGTGATAGGTTGGTACCTCAAATCCGCGGGTTTTAAACAAAATGCGTAACCACATCTATCGAAAAACTCGGCATTCTCCATTAAAAAGTTGTCCACCAGTTGATAACGCATTGCGACAAAATTACATCCATACGCTCTAGCTAGCATTGCGCTTGGATTTGCGGGATCGATACCTACGTCTGGGAAGACGATTGTCATGCCCGTCCTGTTATAGTCAGTTAATTCCTGAGTATCGGGGTTATTTACAATGTCATAATTTGAATAACTTCTCATAAAGATTGAGTTGCTTGTTATGTTTACGTATTCTAGGAATGCTTGATTCTGTAAAAATGAGTTGTTTATTTTGTCAACGACTAGAATCACCTTGTTCCTAAACGTTATTAAGGGAACGCTTCCTAAATTATGACCGCTATTTTCAAAACTATAATCCATTCCAAGCAAGATATCATCATACGATTTTAAAATAGACGCTAAATTAGAATACATTTCCTGGTTATTGCTCTTAATTCTTAAGTGAACAATAATGGGGTCTGTTGGATTTGGCGCGGTTCCGCCGGAAAATGCGTAGCTACGGATTGTCTCCATTACGCTGCTAAAATCAACGGAATTAAATGTCTCTTTAATGAAATAACTGTCGACTGTGGAAGTAGCAACGACGGGTTGATTGTCAATTGAGTATACTTCAAAGTCTAAACACCTGACACCCTGTTTAATTACTGCCTTTAAATTACAAATATTTACGAAATCGTTTTTGTAAGAGCCGCCCGAACAAGCATTATATGCGGTTTTAACATAGTAATCAAAAAGGTTGCCGCTACAGTCGGGATCATTCGCAGAAATAGGCCTAATGTTTCCGTTTACGGTGGGATACAAAGAATTCATAAAATCGCATTCTTTCGATTCTAATCTGCTAAGATAAATCATGTATACGATAAATATTACAAGAATGACAAAAATAATCGCAATAATCATATACGACTGGAAAGCTTCATCGGAATTTGTAATGTTGCTTAAATACTGTTCTGCTACGCTTGGCATTAATCTAATATAATATATTATTTTTTAATTTAAATTTGGGTTTTAGAAAGAATATATAAATGATGAAATAAAGAATTAAAAAATTACCTTATTATATACTTAATATGGCAGGCGGATTAATGCAATTGGTTAGCGAAGGGCAACAGAATATAATTTTAAATGGCAATCCAAGCAAAACATTCTGGAAGGCTGTTTATAAAAAATACACGAACTTTGGTAAGCAAAATTTTAGATTGGATTATGAAGGAACGCCAACAATTAATCCTACAACAGAATCAACATTTGTATACCGCGTTAAACGATATGCCGACCTCCTTATGGACTGCTACATCTCAATCAATCTCCCGACAATTTGGAGCCCAATTCTGCCTCCTCAACCAATTTATAATTCAGCAGGTGCGGTAACTGGTTATACTGACTGGGCGCCTTACGATTTTCAATGGATAGAAAATATCGGCGCGCAAATTATTAGCCGCATAACTATTAATTGCGGTAATCAAAAATTACAAGAATACTCGGGGCAATATATTTTAGCTTCCGCTCAGCGCGATTTTACAGCAGAGAAGCTCGCATTATTTAACGAAATGATTGGACAAACAGCCGAGTTAAATGATCCTGCAAACTATGGCGCGCGAGTAAACGCATATCCAAGTGCGTTTTATAATCCCAGTCCGGCCGGTGCACAGCCATCCATCACAGGGCGCACATTATATATCCCTCTTGGCGCATGGTTTAATCTTGTTACTACACAGGCCTTTCCATTAGTCGCGCTTCAATATAACGAGCTTCAAATTAGCGTGACATTAAGACCTTTTAACGAATGGTTTACTATACGCGATGTTATGGATTACGCGAATTCGTTTCCAGTGGTTGCGCCGAATTTTAATCAGTTTTATATGCAACCGTATCGATTCCTTCAAACACCGCCAGATGAAATTCTTGGCCCGGTATCTTATGTGGATACCAGAACACAATGGAACGTAGATATTAATTTAAACTGCACTTATTGCTTTTTATCAAACGACGAATCTGAGGTATTTGCTAAGAACGAGCAGAAGTATTTATTTAAGCAGGTCTACGAGAGACCCTATTATAACATAACTGGGCAGAATAAGATTGATTTGGATTCATTGGGAATGGTGATTAGCTGGATGTTTTACTTTCAGCGAAGCGACGCAAACCTGAGAAATCAGTGGTCAAATTATACGAATTGGCCTTATAATTATATGCCTCAGGACGTGATCCTTGCGCCTAGTGCGGGAGACTATAATTATGTAAATCCTTTAGCTCCAGGTCCTCCTAGTATAGGTCCAGGTGTAAATCCTGATGGCTCGCCAACAAACCTCTACATAACAGGGCAATACAATCCGCAGAATATTCAGTATATTTTAGTAGCACTTGGGATCCTCTTGGATGGGCAATATAGAGAAAATATGTTACCTTCGGGGGTATATAATTTTGTTGAAAAGTATGTGAGAACCGCTGGTAATGCGCCACAGGGCTTGTATTGTTATAATTTTTGTCTCGATACCAATCCGCGAGTAATACAACCATCAGGTGCGATGAATATGAGCAGATTTACAAATGTTCAGTTTGAATTTACAACTATATCGCCTCCGGTAGATCCATATGCGCAGGTGTTAACTATCTGCGACCCCACAACGGGAGATATTGTGGGTATTAACAAACCAACGTGGCGTATTTATGATTACAATTTCAACATGTATTTAATTGAGGAGCGTGTAAATATGGTAATATTTGTTGGCGGCAATGCGGGTCTATTGTATGCTACATAAATATTGTGGCCCTAAAATAGCCCAAAATCATCAAAATTCCTACAACCGTGTAGGAATTTTGAGAAAATAATGTCTAAAAAAAACCCTACACCTGTAGATAAAAACATGTTTTTTCGTTGGGAAAGTTTTTCCAGAAATTTAAAATGGACAAAATAAATGTCCAAAAATCGAAAAAGGCAAAACGGTGTTGCGAAATAACATGTTTTGACTGCATAATTGAATTTTATGGTCTGGTCACCAAAAAAATAATTTTCAATTTGTGACGATAAAATTTTATACTTTTTTGGGAAAAGAAGTTAAAATTATAATATTCTGTCAATGTATAGCAATGTTTAGCAATGATTTTAAGCCGAAATTAAGCCCTGAATATTTTTGTGAAAAATGTGACTATAAAACAGGTAAGAAGAGTAACATGGATAATCACTGTCTAAGTGCTAAACATATAAAATCAATGATTAGCAATGATTTTAAGCCCGGCTTAAGCTCCAAATATATATGTCAAAATTGTCACAAGGAATATAAGGATAACTCCGGATTATGGAGACATAATAAAAAATGTAAACCCGAAGACTATTCCGGTTCAGATGAAAAGAATGATCAAATAACAAACGACCCAGCGGATAAAGATCAACTTATACTGATGCTTATAAAACAAAATTCAGAACTGATAAAGGAAACATCAGATTTTAAAAATATCATGCTGGAGGTTATCAAAAATGGCACTCACAATACAACAACTACTACAACAAACTCGCATAACAAGGCATTTAACCTGAACTTTTTCTTGAATGAAACGTGTAAGGATGCCATGAATATTACAGATTTTGTTGAATCGATTAAGCTACAATTATCGGATTTGGAAAAGGTTGGAGAACTCGGCTACGTAGAAGGTATTTCCAACATTATTGTAAAGAATCTGAAGGATCTTGATATTACGCAAAGGCCGGTTCATTGTACAGACAAGAAGAGAGAAACAATGTACATTAAAGATGAAGATAAATGGGAAAAGGATGATGAACAAAAGAAGATGCACAAGATGGTTAGAAAGGTTGCAGATAAAAACGCGAGAATGTTACCCAAATTCAAAGAAGCGCATCCAGATTGTACCAAAAGTGCTTCTCGGTTTTCAGACCAATATAACAAAATTATTATGGAAGCAATGGGTGGAAGAGGTGATAATGATTTTGAAAAGGAAGAAAAAATCATTAAAAGGGTTTCCAAGGAGGTAATTATTCGCGATGCTTAAAAGAAAGATCCTAACTAATGTTACAATATATTATATAAATTTGATACTTAAAGAATATAAGCATTGGTTGATATTATTAGTATATGTCGGTTTATTCTTGTTTATTATTCTTATTGATCGCTTTGTGCCCTATTTATGCTTCTCTCGCGGTTCCGTTTGCTTTTCATCAATTGATTGTTATGAACAATTCTCTTCCGGGCTATATTGTCCGGTTAAAGGGTGGGGATAAAATTGGCAGCAAACTCACGACGTTTATTACACAGTTACCCAAGTACGGAACCTTATTTCAATTATCCCAGGTGTATAGTTTGTATGGTTATCATCCCGTTTCCGGCGCGCCTATCACTCATAATCATACTTTGGTTACTGGTTCTTTACACCGTGTTTACTATGTTCCGAACACGAGACTTTTCTGTCGCTTTTGCTCCGATGTGTTTTCTTTTATTGTAACGGATGGCTCGTCTCAGTCCTTTCCTGGAAATGTCATGATTGTGGATGCGGATGGCACGATTGTCGGTAGCGATTTTCTACTCGGGAACGACGGTTGGACTATTCTTGGCAACAAACTACCAGTTTCAGTTCCCGTTTTTGAACCATATAGCCGCGGTCAGTTCTTTAATCATTATATTCAGGCAAGTGATAACCTCATTCACGGGAAACCGGATAAATCTTTGTGGGTTTACAATGCGCCGTCCAAGTTTCTGGGGAACTTCAGGATAGCATATGGCGGGACCATTCAGTTTTCCATTAGCCTCTTGGCGGGGGATGTTACACAACTCCACAAAGGTGCTCCTTTGGTTGAACTTGAATGTAATAAGACGGGTATTACTCTTGTCTATCCTTTATCCGCGGTTCATTTCTACCATCTTATTGCTTCTTTTCAAATTGAATTGGTGGAAACGTCGGGTTGGTTGAAGGTTTCATGGGATGGTTTGCGGGTCGGACGGGTTTTACCGAGTAAATGTGAATTTATACAGGTCTTATCATGTGTCTCGGGGTTTCGTATTTTGGGTGATTTGACCACCTGGTACGAAACCATTGGATTAGACAATGTTTTTATTCGGAATGATCGTAATCACTTCTTGTTAGATGCGTTTTGTAATTAGTTGTTTTTAACTTAAAGAATTGAAAATATCAAGTTTTCTCCTGGGAAAGTTTTTTCAGAAAATGAAAATGGACAAAAAAAATGTCCAAAAATCGAAAAAGCCAAAACAGTGTTGCGAAATAACATGTTTTTACTGCATAATTGAATTTTATGGTCTGGTCACCAAAAAAATAATTTTCAATTTGTGACGATAAAATTTTTATTATTTGCAATTAAAATGATTTAGGCATTTTTTATATTTCCATATATATATCAAATGGAACTAAATAAGATGCCGAAAAATGCCGATTTTTGCTGCGAGTGTTGTGACTTTAGATGCTCTAAGAAAAGCAACTATATAATTCACACCAAGACCAAAAAACATATGTATCGTGTCGCTGGAAATGAATTGGAAAATGCGGAAATAAAAATAAATGCCGAACATAGCTGCGAATGTGGTAAAAACTATGCTACTTTATCTGGGTTGTGGAAACATAAAGCGAAAGGGTGCTCTGTAAATAATACTAATCTTGTAATTGAAACAAATGATGAACCTGAAGTAAAAAATAATAACAACAATGCGACCGACAAGGACGATTTGATTAACTATCTCATAAAAGAAAATCAGGAATTTAAAAACTTAATTCTTGAAATTGTAAAGAAGGATACTTATAATCAGAGCACAACTAATATTACAAACACAAATACAAACACAAACTCGCATAACAAGGCATTTAACCTGAACTTCTTCTTGAATGAAACATGCAAAGATGCCATGAATATTACAGATTTCGTTGAATCGATTAAGCTACAATTGTCGGACCTGGAAAAAGTTGGAGAACTCGGTTACGTAGAGGGAATCTCTAATATTATTGTAAAGAGCCTGAAGGACCTGGATGTAACCCAAAGACCGGTTCATTGTACCGACAAGAAGAGAGAAACAATGTATATCAAAGACGAAGATAAATGGGAAAAAGATGATGAACAAAAGAAGATGCACAAGATGGTTAGAAAGGTTGCAGATAAAAACGCGAGAATGTTACCCAAATTCAAAGAAGCGCATCCAGATTGTACCAAAAGTGCTTCTCGCTTTTCTGACCAATATAACAAGATTATCATGGAAGCAATGGGCGGACGTGGTGATAATGATTTTGAAAAGGAAGAAAAAATCATTAAAAGGGTTTCCAAGGAGGTAATTGTTGACAAAGATTGAACGCCTAAGGGAGGGGAGAATTAGACGCAAATGGTCCGTCCTCAATGAATTCACCAGTCAAACTATAACGTTCAGGGTAGTCAGGCATAAACTGAACAGCCGGCGGTTTATATCTCTTATCAAACAACGCTTGATCTTCATTAAAGCTACCCATCCACGTATTAACGCCGAAATTGGGCATGGCTGGTTTAGAGAACATATTAGCAGTAATGACCCTTTCGCGGGTTCCATAACCACTTGTTAATGGCGAATATCTTGGCGTAACACCGACTGTGAGTTTTCCAGCTTCATCATTGCCGGGGACATTTTCGGGCGCACTTTTCAACGGCGGTGTGTATGGCTGACAGCCGGGGCAATCAATATCGGCCGAACACTGTTGTCCGGTTATGGCACATCGCGCGGCCGGACCACAGAAATTCGTACAACTATACGTTGTTGTTAAAGGAAGATCTACAGTGTGACTTGTTGCGCCGCCGTATTCCTCTTGAATTATTGATGATGTAAAACATTCCATAATGAATTTATTTTTGGTTAAATAATCAATCCACTTAAATATTAATATTAATAGAACAAAACTGGTCACTGCCAAAAATAAAAATCCAGAGTTTTTTTTATAGATTTCCATAATAGTAATATAATATCTATGAAGATTTAAAATTAATCCGAATTAGGTGATTTAGTAAATAATAACTTTATAGACTTCAAATTTAATAAACCTTTTTATTATTTTATATCATTTTTCTTTTGTCTGTGTAATATAAGTAATGGCAAATTCTGATGAAACGGATGACAAAAAGTCCTATACCTCGAAATTAACAACTTATATTATCATCATAGTAATTATTCTATTCAGCATACCTGTTTATTATGGATTCAGTGGTCTAATATTATACGCATGTAAAGTAGCGCAATCTAACGTTTTGCCAGACGATAAAAAATGCTATCCCTATGTAAATACCAAGCCGGACATTGAACCAATTACAACGAATATTTTTACTACGAATACAGATCCTCAAATGTCGATGAAATTAAAAATACCATACGACGAGTACAACTCTTCAAATAGTATACTAGACGGCCTTCGTTCTTATAAGAATAATCCAGATTCATTTTTTTTACTAAACTATTTTG